TCGTCTATCCTTTCGGTCAAGGTTCTTTCTCCGATGCTATGCCTCTTGGTATTTCTGGTACTTTTAACTACATGCTTGTATTCCAAGCAGAACACAATATCCTTATGCACCCGTTCCACATGCTCGGTGTTGCTGGGGTATTCGGTGGATCTTTGTTCTCTGCTATGCACGGAAGTCTCGTTACTTCCTCACTTGTTCGTGAAACAACTGAAACAGAGTCACAGAACTATGGTTATAAGTTCGGACAAGAAGAAGAGACCTACAACATCGTCGCAGCCCATGGTTACTTCGGTCGTTTGATCTTCCAATATGCATCCTTTAACAACTCACGCTCTTTGCACTTCTTCCTTGCTGCGTGGCCGGTTGTCGGCATCTGGTTCACTGCTCTTGGCGTATCAACCATGGCATTTAACCTCAACGGTTTCAACTTCAACCAGTCCATCCTTGATGGTCAGGGTCGTGTGCTCAACACATGGGCAGACGTATTGAACCGTGCAGGTCTTGGTATGGAAGTTATGCATGAGCGTAACGCACACAACTTCCCACTGGATCTTGCTGCTGTTGAGTCAACTCCTGTTGCACTCATCGCACCCACAGTCGGTTGATATATCTGCTATAATTAATAGGAAGCAAGGGGGGTCTTCGGATCCCCTCTTTTTTTACTTGTAAATGTTAAGTTTAATTACTTATTCTCATGAATGGAAAATTAGATCCAGAAGAAAGAATCTTGGATGATGTCTTACCAGAACTACCAAAATGGTTTGCTCAAACTTCTGATGAACCATATGATAGACATCATTATCGATTTGTGTATTCAAACGGTCAAAGTAAAATCTTTGAGAGTTATGAACAAGCACAACAAGAATGGTTCAATCTTCCAACAATGTTCAGATCTCACATAGAAGTTTTGGATATTAAAAACAAAAAACAAAAAAATTTAAAAGGAGGTTTTAAAAAGTGACAACATCTACATTAGTACAACAACGGAGGGGATGGTTTGATATCCTGGATGACTGGCTTAAACGGGATCGCTTTGTCTTTGTGGGTTGGTCTGGATTACTTCTTCTTCCCACTGCTTATCTTGCAATTGGTGGCTGGCTTACGGGCACAACATTTGTTACGAGTTGGTACACCCACGGACTTGCAACTTCGTACCTTGAGGGTGCTAATTTCCTTACAGCGGCTGTGTCAACGCCTGCTGATGCTATGGGTCATTCTCTTCTTCTACTTTGGGGTCCTGAAGCTCAAGGGGATTTCGTCAGGTGGATCCAACTTGGGGGACTATGGAATTTCGTGGCTCTCCACGGTGCCTTCGCCCTAATTGGTTTTATGCTACGACAGTTTGAACTGTCACGTCTCATTGGTATCCGACCTTACAATGCTATTGCGTTCTCTGGGCCTATCGCTGTTTTTGTCAGTGTGTTTCTCCTCTATCCACTCGGACAGTCCAGTTGGTTCTTTGCTCCCTCCTTTGGGGTAGCAGCAATCTTTAGATTCCTGTTGTTCCTTCAGGGTTTCCATAACTGGACCCTCAACCCCTTCCATATGATGGGAGTTGCTGGTATACTAGGTGGAGCATTGCTATCAGCAATCCATGGAGTTACTGTAGAGAACACACTGTATGAAGACGGAGATCAAGCAAATACCTTTAAGGGATTTGATTCGACACAGGAAGAAGAGACTTATTCTATGGTCACTGCAAACCGCTTCTGGTCGCAGATCTTCGGTATTGCATTTTCTAACAAGCGTTGGCTTCATTTCTTCATGTTGTTTGTGCCTGTTATGGGTCTTTGGACATCCTCTATTGGCATTATTGGTCTTGCTCTCAATCTTCGTGCTTACGATTTCGTGAGTCAAGAGATCAGAGCAGCAGAGGATCCTGAATTTGAAACCTTCTACACTAAAAACATTCTTCTGAATGAAGGACTCCGTGCATGGTTAGCACCTGCTGATCAACCACATGAAAACTTCATCTTCCCTGAAGAAGTTCTACCAAGAGGTAACGCATTGTGATTCAATCTCTAGGATTCTTACTACTTCGTATAGCGATAGGTACTATGCTTATCCATCATGGATATGAGAAACTAGAGAATATTGAAAACTTTGCGGATGCATTTGTACGACCATTGCATCTTCCATTCCCAATCGTCTCCTCATACTTCGCAGCATTTGCTGAGGTTGTGGGGAGTTGGATGGTTATCTGTGGACTCGGCACTCGTCTGGGTGCCTTAGCAATCTTAGGTACAATATCATTCGCAATTTATCATGCCCTAGTTACATCTGGATTTAATATCTACCTGTTAGAACTCTTAGTTCTTTACTGGGGAGGTGCAGCATGTATCGTCCTCAGTGGTCCTGGTAATTTCTCAATAGACCATCTCATAAAAAGAAGACTCTTTAATAACGATTCTTCTAATTAAAACTTAGACCCATAACCTTTAATAAGACATGATCAAATCACTATTCAGTATTATGTTTGCTGCTCTAATGTGGGTACAAGTCCCACAGTGGAGTGACGACTGGTCTAAGTGTGCTGTAGATGTACCAGACACAGCTTGTCATTGGTATATTACGGCACCTGATAGCACCATGGGTGAAGGATTTAGTTGGGCGAATGCCCCTTGGTTTAGTGCTGAAGGTCTCCTAGATATTGGAGAACTTCACAACACAGTTCAATCACTACAGGAGGCATGATGAATAGTTTTGAAGTCATGCTATACTTTATATGCTTCGCTCTTATAGCTGGTGGTGCCTTCGCTATGATGTGGGCTAATATTCAATCTATTAACATAGAGATGAGGACTCCTCCCAAACCAAAGCATCCTGAAGCACCTGAGGCAGGTGAAGAATTAATGTATGTAGATCTATCCAGAGAAAAACTGGAAGATCTATACAATAAATAATCAGATGAAGCGATTATTTTTAGTTAATCGCTTCACAATATAAACCAATGATAAAAAATAGAGGATGCTGTGGTGCTGGATGTCCAGATTGTCCATTCAGACCGCCCCCTAGACCTTTACATGCAAGACAAATGATGATATACTATGAGGGTTAAGGACCCTCTTTTTTTATGGATAAAATTGATACGCAGGGAATGAGTCTTCCTGGTAAATCAAAGAAACCAAGTAGTTACGATCCTATGCCAGTGAAAATTCGTACAATCTTCACACCAGAAGAACGTATTGAATTGAAGCAGATTATCAATGAAGCACTTGACGAGAGGGAGAAATCATGAAGCATCGTGATAACTATTACGTCAAGTTTGATGATGATGAACTACGACAGATCTTGAAAGAGATTAGTAATGAAGAAGTGAAAGTAAGAATAAGGAGTGCATTGGGGGAGACTGTCGATCCCATAGATAAGTTCCACGCAACCATTGCATATTATAATAATGAAGTTTAAAGCATTAGTATTTGTCCGACTGAGATCACAGGTTGATGACTCTCCTGGTAATGCTGTGAGAGATGCCTGTAAGAGATTGTCCGAGTTAGATATTAAGAAACTCAGACTTGGTAAGGTGATTGATGTTTGGTTAGAGGCAGAGACCAGAGAGTATGCTGAGAAGGAACTCGAAATGCTATCTGATAGATTCCTTGCTAATACAGTCATGGAAGACTGGGACTATGAACTGACTGAGATTGAAAACTTTCCCAAAGGTATTGAAGCATGAACGATTTCAACGCACCAGGATCTAATAAGATAGGAATCACTCCTGTATTTACAGATTTCGTAGTTAATTTGCAAATAGATAATGTGGTGAAGATATTAGATGCTGATATCGAACGTTGTCGTGTTTATAATAGCGACAATCGAGATGAAGTGTATAATCAAATCACTATAACTTATAAGCAGAGGTAACGTGACTGATCTTTTTGAGAGATTAATAAAACAATACTCATGACTAAAAAAGAATATAAGCAACTACTATTAGATTATTTTACAGAACAATTAAATAAACTAACAGTAAAGGAATTGAAAGAACTTGCATCAAGGCATACATGAAGGATTATATTTGTATAGTGACATGGGATCCTATGTTTGAATGTGTGCGCTATCACTGGGTACATAAGTTAGAACCAAATCCCGTAGAATTTGTAAAGAATCTACATCCAAATGAAGTACATTTTTGAACAACATGGAAGTAATTATTGAAGGTAAGGTCAAGACTGTGTATGCAGGTGATGATGCACAGCAGGTTATCATTGAGTATCACGATAAGGTCACTGCTGGTAATGGAGAGAAAGAAGATCATCCTTTAGGAAAAGGATCTCTCTGTTGTAGTATCTCATCAATCATCTTTGAAAAACTTTCCAAAGAACATATCCCAACACATTATATTAATATGGTTGGTGCTAACAAGATGATCTGTAAGAAGGTAGACATCGTTCCTCTGGAAGTTATCTGTCGTAATCGTGCTGCTGGATCTATTGTTCGTGAGACAACTCTGCAAGAAGGTTACTCACTACCACATCCTATTGTTGAGTTCTTTCTGAAGGATGATAGTAAGCATGATCCTCTACTCACAAAAGATCGTGTGCGTCTGATGGGATATAATCCCGAACCTTTTATTGAGATGACATTACGGATTAATGATTATCTTCGTCAGATGTTCTACATCTTGGGTATTGATCTTGTAGATTTTAAAGTTGAGTATGGATATGATGCTCACGGTGATTTGTATCTTGCCGATGAGATTAGTCCTGATAGTATGAGACTATGGAAGATTGGTAGTGACGAAAGATTTGATAAGGATCTATTCCGAAAAGATGAAGGTGATATTGTTCCTGCCTATCGTGAGATCCTTGACCGACTACAACCACTTGCTATTCAATGATCATGCAAAACTTTAAACAAGCATTAGAAAACTATAAAAATGCTTATGCAATGATGGAACTAAAAGAACAATTGAAAAGAGAAGTGCCTCCTAGTGGTAGTGCTTTCTATAGATATTTTTCCGATCCTAATAGTAATCCACCATCACATCATACTCTTGAAGAACGCATTGATAATATGTCACTTGTAAAGTGTAAAGGATATGCTGTGTTTAATTATTACTATTCACAAGCTGCGTTTGCAATCCAATGAAACACCACATCCCTGATGAGATTAGAAAGAATTCTTTTGATTGCTTCAAAAGTTTGAATGAAGCAGAGAGAGCAGTTGTTATGTATGGTGATGATGCATATCGTAAATCACTAGACCTTGACAATGATGATGCTGAGTGTTGGAAGATACCCAGTGGAGAGTCAACAACCTTTGTTGGTTGGAATCCTATGTGTATCCCCACGATGGATTACATAGTATGGAAACTAAAACGTCGTGAACAAATTGCAAAAGGAGAAATTCATTAATGGACTACAAAACTTCTGGAGTTGATATTATCAAAGGACGTTCCTTTGTAGAGTATCTAAAGGTATTAGCACCTAAGATTGGTGGGTTCAATGGAATGATGGAGATCCCATCAGGATATGAGAAACCTGTATTAATATCTGGTGCTGATGGTGTTGGTACTAAAATGAATATCTGTAGAATTGCTGATGATTACACCACTATTGGGCAAGATCTTGTTGCTATGTGCGTCAATGACGTTATATGTTCTGGCGCTAAACCATTATATTTTTTAGATTATATCTCTACTAAATCACTTGATGCTAATGTCAGTGATATTGTGTATGGGATTAATGTTGGTTGTGTGGTGGCTGGTATGGAACTACTGGGTGGAGAAACCGCAGAACATTTCAGACAAAATGATTATGATCTTGCTGGGTTCTGTACTGGTATTGTAGAGAAGAATCAGATTGTAGATGGTAGTAACATCAGACCTGGTGATGTAGTCATTGGTATTGAAAGCAGTGGACTTCATAGTAATGGATACACTCTTATTAATGATATGCTGTGGAGAAATTATATCTACTACAAGGAGATGCCAGAGCTGTTGGTGCCAACCACCATCTATGCCCGTCTCATACAGCACCTGTTGGATGAGGTTCCTATTCTAGGCATGGCACACATTACAGGAGGAGGACTGACTGAGAACCTTCCTAGGTGCCTTCCAGCAGGTCTTACAGTTGATGTTGATTGGTCTGCTTGGGAACGACCAGAACTCTTTAATAAGATTCAGAAGGCAGGAGACATTGCTGAGGAAGAGATGAGAAATGTATTCAATTGTGGTATTGGATTCTGTTTAGTCGTACCGCAAGAGGTTGTAGATCATACTAAAACTTTGATTGCTGACACTCCATTTGGTATGAGATCGTGGATTATTGGGGAAGTCGAATAATATGACTAGTATTATTAATTATACTACTGCTTTTTGGTCAGTGGTGGTTATGAATTGTATTCAACCTGTGAATTGGGAAGCATGTATACCAGTACATGAATGGTTGCTACCAGAAGTCGTGATAGGAATTGAATACTTTCTTGACAAAGATATGAAGTTTCTATATAATGACGAGAGAGAACTTTTAAACAGACTCAAATGAAGATTTTTCTGGATACCGCAGACACAGAACTGATTCGTAAATATAATGATACTGGTTTGATTGATGGCATCACCACCAACCCTACTCTAATTATGAAGAGTGGTCGTAAACCTGATGATGTTTATCAAGAGATCAAGGATATGGGTATCCGAGATATCAGCATGGAAGTGATGGGTAATGCTGATGAGATGATTGCAGAAGGTCGCCGTTTATTTGAAACATTTGGGTTTCCTTGCACTGTTAAGGTTCCTATGACTCGTGAAGGTCTTAAAGCTTGTAGCGAGTTATCATACAATAACATCCGTGTTAACGTTACTCTTATCTTTTCTGCTGCTCAAGCAATCCTTGCAGCACGAGCAGGTGCATATTATGTGTCACCTTTCGTAGGACGATTGGATGACCAATCAGTAGCAGGTCTAGAAGTTGTACGTTCTATTTCTGAACTGTATCGTATCCAGGGTGCTCCTACTCAGGTACTTTCTGCATCTATTCGTAGTGTTCAACGTGCTGTCCGTTCATGGTATAATGGTGCTAGTGTAGTAACTATGCCACCTTCTATATTTGAACAGATGCATGATCATATCCTTACCGATATGGGAATGGCAATCTTTGAAAATGATTGGAAGGGGGTACAACAATGAACTTTATTGTATATTCAAAACCAGGATGCCCATATTGTGATAAGGTCGTTCAGGTACTCACACTAACTGAACAAAAGTTTGTAGAATATAAACTTGGAAGAGACTTCACCCCCGATGAATTCTTTAATGAATTCGGACATGGTACATCATTTCCCCAAATTCTAGCGGACCAAAAGAAAATTGGAGGATCTAGTGAAACAATCAAGTTCCTCAGGGAAGAAAAACTTCTCTGACTTATCAATAAATAAAGGTGTAGAATTACTATTGGGGGATAGACCTAAACCTCAAAAAGGCAACTATATAAAGTTCGCCAAGATGGTCTCCCTCTTTGGAAGAGAGATTCATTTTAAGTTTGAGGTATCTTTACTTATTAGAAAAATATCTCTTGGAGAAAGTTTATGACTGCTGCAACTATAACTCTGTTTTCCCTTGTCTCAGTTCAATTTCTGCTTATTGGTGGTTTGATTGGACTTATTGCAAGAGAATTATTCCAAAGGCAGGCACTCCCCTACATTCATCCTGAAATGTTGGACGAATATGGTAATATATTACCAGATGAAATTTTAGCTGTAAGATTTGAAAATGACTACGAAACCCAAGACCACGACGAGGAAGACGACGATTAAGAAAGCGTCTACTCCTATACGGAAGGCAGTTCCAGCAACACTGGAACTGCCACCTAATCCCTTTACCTTTGAAGTTTTTGCTCTGGTAAATAAGCAGAAGACAAAATCAAAGAGAATAGAAGTCCTTAGAAAGTATGAGCATGATTCTCTCAAGGCACTATTCATTTGGAACTTTGATGAGAGTGTGATTTCTCTTCTCCCTCCTGGTGAAGTTCCTTACTCTAGTATGAGAGATGAACAAATTACCACAGGAACTTTGAGTACCAAGATTTCTCAGGCAGTTGGTACTATGGAATACAATCAAGATGATTCTCTGGGACTTGGTGATATGAAGAAAGGTAGAACCACTATCCGAAAGGAATTTACCAGGTTCTATAATTTCTGTAAAGGTGGTAACGACCAACTTAAGGGTCTTCGCAGAGAGACTATGTTCATTCAGATGCTTGAAGGTCTGCATCCACTTGACGCAGAGATCTTGTGCCTTGTAAAGGATAAGAATCTAGAAGACAAGTATAAGATTACTAAAGAACTTGTTTCTGAAGCATATCCAGACATTACATGGGGAGGTCGCAGTTGAGTAAAATAAGAATCCTACAAGAGGATTGTGATATTAAATTAGCAGATGACAAATCACTCCCTAATACTTGCTTTGTTGTAGAATACTATAAGGATGATGCTAAGAAGTATGATCTAGTAATATCTACTAAGAAGGTAGATATCTTTGATCATTATTGGGACAAGTATAAGACTGGTTTTATTACCATCTATCAGTCTGCCGGTACTGCTAATCCTAAACTGTGGAATGCTCCTGGCAGTGAACCCAAGAAAAAGAAATGAATGACAAGAGTCTAAATGTCGATATCAATTTTGATGGTATCGAACAAGTCAAAAAGAAGTACAAGAAAATTAAAAAGTACATGAAGTCTAACCTATATCAGATTAAGGTTATAGACGGTACGGAGAAAGTAGTCTCCAACCTGATAAAGGAAAACGATAATGCAGAACTACTTGACTAAATAATGTATGAGGTCTATAATAGACCTGTCGTTCATCTCCTAATTTGGACTAAATTAGGACTCAATTAGGAGACGCAAGTAAGTCGCGGAACGGAGCCGTTCATCCTATGCTAGAAATACTATTCTATTCATCACTCACCTGTCAACAAGCTGATACAATCATGCTTAAGATGAAAGCAAATGAGAATATCTCAAATGCTTTTAAGGTAGAGTTGATTGAGGTCATGAAGGAATCAACACCTGAATG